GGTGGCAGTGGTTATGCATCCATCGCTGACCCGTATAGCGGTGGCATTGAGGTGGACTTACTCGCCCTTATGAATCGGGTAACGGCGTTAGAGAACGCATAGGCAAAACACAACATATTGTGCCTCGATTAACTATTGACCACAATATGTTGTATTTTTGTACATTAAACCGTTAGAATATAAGCACTTACAGGTTACAAAGTGCCCCGTCTTACTTTGGCTTCTATAATACAAAGTCATCTCTCATCACACAGGTATCTCTACAAATGAATAACTCTGCTATTCAAGTATCAGAGGTCGAAGCTAAGGGCTTAACAGACTGGGCTAACGAGCCTTTAGTTACAGACCTCAAGCAAGATTTCACTGACGCTAAAAACGAGGCTGATACACATGTAGCCGATGTTAAGCGTTGGCTTGATAATCTACATGTACAGGGCAGTGCTAAGATCAGCACCCCTGACGGCAACTCTAAGTTACAACCTAAACTAATCCGTAAGCAGGCTGAGTGGCGTTACTCCGCTTTGTCTGAACCTTTCCTAAGCACACCCGATGTGTTTAACGTAGCACCCGTTACCCATGAGGACCGGGACGCTGCACAACAGAATGAATTGGTTTTAAATAACCAGTTCAATACCAAGATTAGTAAAACCCAGTTTATCGACGAGTACATTCGCACTGCAGTGGACGAAGGTACTGTTATCGTCAGAGTCGGATGGGACTATGAAGAACGTGAAGAAACACGTTCTGAAACCGTCTATGACTACACCCCTGCAAACGATCCCTCGACCTTTGCCCAGTATCAACAACTGGCTTCCCTTGCTCAGAGCAACCCTGAGTCCTTCGCATCTCAAGTCCCTGAACACTTGCAAGAGGCATTACGCCTTTCAATGGAATCAGGACAGATGCTTGTTCCGGTAGAAGCAGGCACCAAAGAAGTCACGGAAACTGTGACAGTTCGGAACCTACCTACGCTGGAAATATGTGATTACCAGAATGTTGTTATCGACCCTTCTTGTGGCGGTGACTTCACGAAAGCACGCTTTGCTGTGTACTCGTTTGAAACATCATTAGATGAACTTAAACGGGATGGTAAGTACAACAACTTAGAGAAGATTAACATCACCAACTCAACGATTCTGGGCAACCCAGACCACGTTGCAAGTGACAATAGTTCCTTTAACTTCAATGACGAGCCGCGTAAGAAATTCGTTGCTCATGAGTATTGGGGCTACTGGGATATTGATGGTGATGGCATTGTAAAACCAATCGTTGCTGCATGGGTGGGCGATGTATTGATCCGCATGGAAGAGAATCCATTCCCAGATCAAGCCCTACCCTTTGTAGTCGTGCCTTATCTCCCGGTCCGTAAGAGTCTACACGGACAGCCTGATGGGGAATTACTGGAAGACAACCAGAAGATTATCGGAGCCGTTACCCGAGGGATGATTGATATCCTGGGTAAGAGCGCGAATGGTCAAACCGGTGTGCGTAAAGATGCACTGGATTTAACCAATAAGCGTCGATTCGATAAAGGGCTGGATTATGAGTTCAATGCAAACGTTGACCCTCGCCAAGCCATCTTCATGCATACCTATCCAGAAATCCCTAACTCTGCACAAGTGATGTTGCAGCTGCAAAATGCAGAAGCAGAATCACTGACTGGCGTTAAAGCATTTAACAATGGCATTAGTGGTCAGGCATTGGGAGATACCGCGACAGGCATTCGAGGCGCACTTGATGCGGCATCTAAACGTGAGCTGGGCATCCTTCGTCGATTAGCTGACGGTATCATCCAGATTGGTCGTAAGTTCATTGCGATGAATGCTGAATTCTTATCTGAAGAAGAAGTCATTCGTATTACCAATGAAGAGTTTGTGACGGTACGCCGTGATGACTTAGGCGGTAACTTTGATTTGAAGTTGTCGATCTCTACAGCAGAGGAAGACAACCAGAAAGCGCAAGAGCTGGCATTCATGCTACAGACCATGGGTAACTCAATGGACCCCACAATGTCCCAGATGATCCTTTCTGACATTGCCCGTCTACGTAAGATGCCAGACCTTGCGAAGAAGATTGAAGAGTACAAGCCACAACCTGATCCAATGGAACAGAAGAGAGTTGAGCTAGAACTGCAAAAGCTACAGGCTGAAATCCAGGAACTCCAGAGCCGTGCTCAAGAGAACCAGGCACAAGCGCAATTGGACATGGCTAAGGCAGGTGCTGAACAGGTGAAAGCCGGTAACGTACAGGCTGACACTGATATGAAGAACTTGGATTTTGTAGAGCAAGAGTCTGGCGTTAAGCAAGAACGTGATCTACAGAAACAAGGTGAGCAGGCGAAATCCAACGCCAAGCTAGAAATGGTTAAGGCTTCCCTCGCTCAGAACCAACAAACAAACTAACCCCTTCCCCTACCGCACCCCGCAAGGGGTGCATCTTTCCTACTTAACTCCCATACGGGAGGACACGGAGTAATAATGTCTAGCAATATTGAATCATTAGAGTTGAACATTCGCGCTGCACGAAAAACAGCAGAACTGGGTAAAGCCCTTGATCGACTTTCACACAACAACGATTTTAAATCCCTGATCCTTGAAGGCTACTTTGAAAAGGAAGCCATTCGTTTGGTGACCTTAAAAGGTGACCCCAACATGCAGGACAGTGACAACCAAACAGCCCTTATCAAGCAGATGGACGCCATTGGCGGCTTACGTCAGTACTTGTCTGCGGTGCTACAGCTAGCACGTATGGCAGAGAAAGCACTGGTCGAGGACGAAGAAACCCGTGACGAAATCCTTGCGGAAGAGGTGTAATTTATGAATGACGAGCTGCTGAACGACGATAACTTGCTGGAATTGTCAGACGAAGAAATTCTGGCAATGGACGCACCTGAATCTATGAGCAGCGCTGAAGCAGAGGGGGCTGATGAAGCCCCTGAAGCGGATAGCGGTGATGATAACGAAACCGCTGAAACGAACGAAGACGATACTACAGAAGATCTTGAATCTGAAACAGAAGAGCAAGAAGAACAGGACGAACCTGTCGAAGAACCACAACAAGATGTATTTGATACTGGTTCTGAAAAAGAAACTGAAGAAGTAGTCTCACCTGAAAAGGAAGAGTCCCCAGAGGGTGACACCGATGAACAAGACAGTACTTCAGAAGACTTCGACTACAAGAAAGAATACAACAGAGTCATGGCACCATTCAAAGCGAATGGTAAAGAGCTGACAGTAGACTCGGTAGACGAGGCAATTCAGCTAATGCAGATGGGCGCTAACTATGGCCAGAAGATGACTGCATTAAAACCGAACCTCAAACTACTGAAGATGTTGGAGAACAATAGCTTATTAACAGAAGCGAAGTTATCCTATCTCATAGATCTGGACAAGAAGAACCCAGACGCCATCAAACAACTCATCCAGGACAGTGGTCTTGACCCACTGGATGTAGATACCTCTGATAACACCGACTACAAACCAAACACTTACACTGTACACGACAAAGAGATTGAGCTGGACTCGGTACTTGAAGAAATTCAAGACACGTCAAGTTATAGCAAAACTATCGACCTCGTAAGCAACAAGTGGGATGAAGCAAGTCGCAAAATCGTTGTAGACAATCCGCAGATCATAAAATTAATCAATGAGCATGTGTCGAACGGCATCTATGCACAAATTGATTCTACGATCCAAAAAGAGCGGATGCTCGGTCGGTTGAATGGGCTTTCAGATATTGAAGCCTATCGGCAAATAGGTGACCAGATTCATGCGAGTGGCGGCTTTGCAAACGAAGCACAGAAGCCCACCCCACAACCTAGATCTACTCCTAAGCCGAAGAAACAACCTGACCCGAAAATGGCAAGTCGTAAGAAGGCAGCAGCACCCACAAAGTCTGCACCTACTAAATCGACTCTTCCAGCCGACTTCAACCCACTCAACCTGAGTGATGAAGACTTTGAAAAACTCGTTTCTTCAAAATTTAGTTAAATTCATATTTATGTTTACTAGGAGTAAATAATGTCACAAGCATATAACGATCCGATTGGTGGAACTGCTTCCTCTGTCGGTGGTCAGATCCGTACGGATTATCACGTTAAAAAAGCCCTGATTGAAACTGTTAAAGAACAGTATTTCTCTCAATTAGCCGATGTTACTGCAATGCCTAAGAACTTTGGCAAGAGCATCAAGTTGTACCACTACCTTCCTTTGTTGGATGATCGCAACGTAAACGACCAAGGCATCGACGCCGCTGGCGCTACTATCGCTGCCGGTAACCTCTACGGTTCTTCTAAGGACATCGGTGCTATCGCTGGTAAGTTACCTGCTCTTACTGAGCATGGTGGTCGTGTTAACCGTGTTGGTTTCAAGCGTGTAGAGTTAGAAGGTTCAATCGAGAAGTTCGGTTTCTTCGACGAGTACACCCAAGAGTCTTTGGACTTTGACACTGACGGCGAATTGATGATGCACGTTAACCGCGAAATGCTTCGTGGTGCTAACGAGATCACTGAAGACGCTCTTCAGGTTGATTTGTTAAACGGTGCAGGCACTGTACGTTACGCTGGCGAAGCCACTACTGACGGTACTGTATCTGAAACCTCTTTGGTTACCTACGCAGACTTGATGAAGTTAGCCATCGACTTGGACAACAACCGTACACCTAAGCACACTAAGGTGATTGCTGGTTCACGTATGGTAGACACCAAGACCATCGCTGCTGCTCGTGTTATGTACATTGGTTCTGAGTTGATCCCAACTCTACGCGCCATGACTGACTTACACGGCAACCCAGCATTCGTTTCAGTTCAGCAGTATGCTGATGCTGGCAACGTGTTGAATGGTGAGATTGGTTCTGTTGACCAGTTCCGTATCGTAGTTGTACCAGAGATGATGAAGTTCGCTGGTGCAGGCGCTGCTGATGTAAACAGTGTTGCTTACACTACTGGTAGCAACGTAGACGTATTCCCAATGCTATGTGTTGGTGACGGTTCTTTCACTACTGTTGGTTTCCAAACTGACGGCAAGACTGTGAAGTTCAAGATCACTCACAAGAAGCCTGGTGAAGCGACTGCTGATCGTACCGACCCTTACGGCGAGACTGGCTTTATGTCAATCAAGTGGTACTACGGTTCATTGATCCTACGTCCAGAGCGTATCGCTCTAATCAAGACTGCTGCTTCCCTGTAGTCTGACTCTAAGCCCTGCCTTCTGGCGGGGCTTTCCTTTTCCTTCCCTCCTAATTCGAGTATCCCACCATGACAGATGAAATGATCCAAGATGAGCTAAGTGTTCTTAAAACACGCGCTGACCAAATGGGTGTTAGTTATAGCAAAAACATTGGTGTAGAGAAATTGCGTGCACGTATCGAAGATGCACTCAATGACGAAGAACCTGTAGCCGAGGCTCCCAAGAAAGAAGCCAAAGAATCTGCAGGACAACGACGCAACCGCTTACGTAAAGAAGCAGCTGCATTGGTTCGAGTACGTGTTACTTGTATGAACCCCAACAAACGCGAGTGGCAAGGTGAAATCTTTACCGTTGCTAACTCAGTAGTCGGTACATTCCGAAACTATGTACCTTTTAACATTGAAGATGGCTGGCATATCCCAGAAATCGTTTTCCAACAAGTTAAGGCTCGTAAGTGTCAGGTGTTTAAGACAGTGAACGGCCCTCGTGGTGAGAAGATCCGTAAAGGTACTTTGATCCCTGAGTTCTCTGTTGATGTGCTTCCACCGCTCACAGATAAAGAGTTATCAGATCTAGCTAAACGCCAAGCAATGGCTGGCGGCATTGAGGATTAATTATGGAAGTCGTTGATATCACATCAGGCGAACTCAACGGCACGGGAGTCTTTGACTCCCTTATGCGTGCTGTGCGAGTGCACCTGGACCAGGAGTATAAGCAGAACCGGTTCTCCGGGGAAGACTACTCCAACCTCTACTTAGGTGCGATGAACGCAGTACTGCAGCAATCCATTCAATATGCGTTAACCAAAGAACAGTCTGATGCACAGGCTGCGTTATTGGCGGCACAAGCCTCCAAGACAGTTCAAGAAGAACTCTTGGTAACCCAGCAGCTCCAGAACATGGCTACTGAACAGCTGAACCTAGTGAAGCAAGGTGCTCAACTGGATAAGCAGAACGCAGCATTGGATGAACAGATCCTGAAAGCTGTACAAGACACTGCACTGGTTACCCAACAGAAAGTTAATCTCGTTGCTGAGGAATCCAACACAACCTTAACTGGTTTGAAGATCGCTGCGGAAACCAATTACCTTGGGATTCAGCAGATCAAGGCCAGTTCAGATAAGTTAATGGTGGACCAGCAGACAGCTAACCTGACGCTGGAGTCAGCGAATATCCCCTTACAGGGTAATCTGGTTAATAAGCAGATCGACAAGCTTTCCGAAGATGTTCTGGCATCTACTGCGCAACGTGCACAGTTAACCAAGCAAGGTCTATTGGTGGATTCACAAACCAGTAAGACTGACCAAGAAAGGCTGGCTGTTGTAGCAGGCGTTACTAAGATCAACAAAGAAGTTGAAGTACTGAACCAGCGCAAAGCGACTGAGGAAGCACAGACAGCCGACACTGTTGATGGCGTTGCGGTAACCGGCGTGCTAGGTAAGCAGAAGAGCCTATACCAGGCGCAGACTGATGGTTTTGCCCGCGATGCGGAGCAGAAGCTGGCGAAAACCTTCTTAGATATCTGGTCAGTACAGCGTACAACGGACGAAGGCTTTACTGTGTCAGGTACTGGTTTATCAAACACAGAGATTGGCGAAGTGGTGACCAAAGCCAAACAAGGCATTGGCGTTAGTGTTTAATCCTTTTTGGAAGGGATAGGGGGCGCAAGCCCCCTTTTTTAGGTTATGGGTTTATTTTCCAGTAAAAGAAAAGTTGCAGTTGCCGCCACTTCCGTTCCCCTAATGGATCGTGAAGTTGACCTGTTAGGTGAATCCCTCATGCGATCTATCCTACGGAAGAATGACATTTCCGCTGGGTTAGTTGAAGACATGGTGAATGGTGGTGGACGTAACATTGTACGCGCCTACAACTACGCTAAGAGCGATTATCACTACGGGTTACCCAGTGGCACTGCCGAGGTTGTAAACTACAGTGAGAGCGCCTTAATAGCCGCTGTAGAGGCATCAACAGGTGACACAGTAGTCTCACTACTCGATGTATTGAACGACAGCGGTAATCCAGGTATTGAAGCCAACTGGTACCTAGATACGGTACGAGATCGGTCTTTACTAACTGGTGAACTAACCACCCTCCCTCCTACTTTAATTACAGAAATAAATTCCAGCTGGAATACTTGGGTTAATTCCTGTGATAGTACCCTCACCACACACAAGGATGCGATTGAAGCGTCCTACCCCCAAACAACGACCTACACTGAAGAAAATGCGACAGATGCTAGCAACAACCCCTGTACAAAGAACATACAGGATGTTGTCACCGTAACAGCAGAGTCTTTCTCCAACGGTAGTTACTCACACAAGACTCATGTCGATGACATTGATTATCTAGTGGACGGTAATGGCTATCCAACTGGGCACGAATACACGTACACCACCCGCCAGCACTTCGCACTGGCTGGCGTGGTTTCTTATGAACTGAGTACCGTACGTACTGTGACCCCTGAATATGCTGACGGGACTCTAGGAGATCCGTACATTGAGTTTGTGCCTGATGAACGTGTCAATGACAGCTACCCATTCAGTTCCACAACCAGCCACACTTCTACAGAAACCACCTCACTTGACGGTACTTACGACTTCAGAGCACTGAAGTATTACGTGCAGTACACATTAGCTGATGGTTCGGTAAAATCGTGGATGTATAACACCAACAGTAATACCTATCCTGAATTGGATTACGTGGAAGCTGTTGGATCGGAATCCCCCTTCTACCCTGTTGTACCTCTACGCTACGATAATGATGATTATTGCCATGCGGATCATTGGGACACTGAACGGTACCTCACCAGTAAGAAACTGCTTCGTATTATGGGCATGGACATACAGGCGTTACGTGAGGGCATTAACGAAAACCCTAACATTGATGATGTGGACCATGCGTACTTCATGTTTGGTGTGCAGCTCCAAGACGAAAGCCAATCTACTAAACGTTACCTGTGTGCTTTCTTTGAGCACATGGACTCTTTACTACCTACTGGCGAACAGAGTCAATCTATTCGTATTACAGAAGGTGGACTGGACATGCGACTCTCCTGGGACAATGTGGATACCACAATTCGTTCCGGGCGTATTGGCACCAAAGGCACAGCGAATTCAACCGTCAACGCAACCGCTAACCAGATGGTCTTCAGCGTGCAGTTTGACGAGGACAGTTACAAAGAAGTCACCGTTACTGGATTGCGCCATACTAACTACATCTATGAAGGCAAGACGGTTGAAACAACACTGGCTGACACACTAGAAGATGACGAGTACAACTTCATCATTCCCTTACATGCGGGTGTGGTAGAGAACTTATCTGCGGTAGTGCGTAACGAGCTTTACTTCGATGCAATGCAATTGGTGTTCTACAGTTACGAAGTGACTTATGTGGCTTGGTATAAGCAGGAGTGGTTTCTTAATTTAATTAAGGTAGTGGCTATTGTCCTTGCTGTTATTTCTATCGGTGCTGTGATAGGTGCGGGGTTTGAAGCCTTCGCCGCTGCCACAGCAGCGGGTGCGAGCACCCTTGCTGCGTTAGGTGCTGCAGCACAGGTCATCATCCTACAAATACTTGAAGGGATGGTTACGTCATATTTATTCAAATTAGCTATTGCTCAGGTTGATCCTGACTTTGCCATGATCGTAGCTGCCATCATGATCGTGTACGGTGGATATAAGGGCTTTAAGGCAGGTGGTATCGTCGAAGGTTCCACTGCGGAGCTGCTACTTAAGCTATCAAGCGGTATTAGTTACGGCGTTCAGCAAAATCTAGCCCAAGCCACCTTGGATCTTAGAGGTGAAGTAGACGCTTTCTCAAAAGACGCCGATGAAAAGATGGATGCGTTGGACGAGATTAATAAAGAGTTTGCTTTAACGGGTATAATTGATCCAATGGAATTCATCATGAGTGAACCCATGATCAATCTTAACGAAAGCCCTGAATCCTATTATTTCAGGACAGTTCATTCGGGTAATATCGGTGCAATGGCGTATGACGCTATCACTAAATACCACGACACAATGCTGGACTTACCCAAACCCCAACATACGTATATTTAGTGAGGAAAACAATGTCACAATCAAATTACATGAACACGGATAATCCGTGGATCCCTAATTCCTTAGAGCTTCCTGGTGAGAAGTTATTCAACAACATGACTAACTGGGGCAATACCACCCCTATGCCCATGCCTACTCCCCCTCCTGCTGCAGAAGCCTACCATCCCGGTATGGGCGCGAACATGCCTGCCCCTGCTCCAGGTAACACTGGCTTCAATCCTACCTTCTGGGACAAGATGTTCGGTTACCAAGACGGTAACGTCCAGTATGGCGCGATGGCTCCTGCGTTATTACAAGGTGCAGGCAGCATTGCTCAATCTATTCTTGGTTGGGGTCAATTGGGTGAGGCTAAGAGACAGAATGCTTTCACACAAGATGCGTGGCAGAAGCAGTATGACAACCAAGCCACACTGACCAATGCTAGTCAGCGTGATCGACAGAGTGCACGCGTAGCCGCTGCTCCTGGTGCTTACCAGTCTGTTGGTGAGTATATGCAACAGAATAAGGTGGGGTAACCTATGCCTATTACTTGGAAGAACATTAACGCACCCGACTTTAGTAGCGGCAACGCTCTGATGAAAGCTGGTGGAGAATCTATTACAGGTGGCTTAAATTCATTAGCTAAAGCTGCTAAAACTTACGGTGATCAGCAAGAAGACCAACGTGTAGATGTGCGTAATGCAAACACACAGAACCTTGTTGACCAGATCAACCAGATGAAGAACATGGACAACTACAACAACCAAGCTGACCAGTTCAGTCAGTCTGCGTTGATGGGTCAGAATGTGGATGCGAGTAAAATCATGTCGGCGTATGCTGGGCGTGAGCAAGGCATTCAGGCTGAAGACACTGCTCGGTTTAACCATAGCGAAATGCTTCTAGGGCGTGCCGAAAAACCTATCCTAGATCAGTACAACGCTTTGGTTGCAGATAACAACCACGCTGGCGCACAGACGTACTATGAGGCTAATAAGGACAAGGTGCGTGATTGGTCTAATGCACTTAATTCAGGTGAGACTGCACAACGTAATGACCAGAAACATGACGAGGCCGAAACCCTCAAAACGCAAACAGTAGACGCAGGTAACATCTACACAGACATATTGCATGCTCCAGGTACTACTGAAGGTACTATAGAAAACCTCTTACAAAAGGCGTTTGATGCGAAAGACATTCCACAAAGTATTGTCGAACAATATAAGGCGACCGCTAGGGAGCAGTACAAAGCAGGTACGGCGCTAACCGATGTAGCTAATCGACAAATCAGCTCACTTGGCGCGGGGTTTGATCAAAAAATTGTTGGTGTTAACGCACACTACGATGCTCTGTTGGATGACAACAGAACTCGTATAACTGACGATGAGTTTGACAACTACAAAAAAGACTCAGACAGTTTCAGTACCCAAAGCCAAGCTATTGATTACATTGGTGCTAGGTCTGGTGAATCACATATGCTGACATGGGATACTTACACCCCTAACTATTACGTTACAGACGGGGTTAACGGCGCTCAAAACGCAGCCGAAGCCGTTGAAATTGTATCTGAGGACTACCAAAGAGAGCTTGAAGACACTGGATCTACGGCGCAGAAAGGTCTACTCGCCCAAACGGGCGGTCAGATTCCCGGCTTTGTGCTCAAGCGTGCGTTTGATCGAACAGGTACGGATGAGAGTGGTCAGTGGAAAGTAAGTGTATTTCACGCCGCACTTAAGAAAGAGTGGACTAACTATGTTAATCGGTATGGGGCAATCCAAATCCGCGATAAGATTGATCAAGATCGTAAAATAGCATTAAATTCGCTCGGTAAAGAGAAGCTCCAACAGGTA